AGAGATGGTGGAATGGTAACTGGTGATCAAGCAGATTACGGTTTAATTACAACACCACAAGAATACTATGGTCAAACAAACTTTAATAATGATCTAGATGATTCAGTTAGATATAGCCTATCTAGTGTGCCTAGAGATGAAGCAAACATTGAAGCAGAGGGTGGTGAGACTGTACTAACAGACTTAAGTGGTGATGGTCAATTTGGTTTATATAGTATAACTGGACCAAGACATTCAAGTGGAGGTGTGCCAATGTATTTGCCAGAGCAATCTTTTATTTATTCTGATACTGCAGGGTTAAAGATGGATAGAAATGAACTTGCTGAGTTTGGTATAGAAAGTAGAAAAAAAATAACACCAGCACAAGTATCTAAAAGATATCAACTCAATCCTTTTTATGGAGTTATTAATGATCAGTATGCTGATAATATATCTACAGCAAGTGCTGAATTAATGCTTAAGAAAAATATGAGTAACTTATCAAAGCTAGCCTTTGGTCAAGAAGTCAAAAAGAATTTTGAAGATGGTGTACCTTTAGCATCATACCCATACTTAGTAGAAAAAGGCATTGACCCAATAGAGTTTGCTGCTACAGTAGAACAATCAACTAAACAAAAACAAGAGTTAGAATTATTAGCATCATTGCCACCAGAGCAACAGCAGCAAATGTTACAGATGCAAGCTATAATGGAGAATATAGACGGGCAACCACAGCAACAAGATTCTGTAGATCCACAAATGGTAGATCCTAATAATCAAATTCAACCAACACCAGAAGAAATGAATCAGGCTCCAGCTGCTGAGTTTCAAAAAGGTGGGGAAAAAGCTTCTGAATATGCTAAACGGAGAGGACAAGACTGGCCAGAAGGCGTTAAAGATCCTACCTTTGATGGTAAGGTCTGGGTATTTGATGATGGTACACCTTCTTTAAGTAAGTCAGCTGCTATGCAATTGGCAATGAGTGTTAAAGGCACAGGTAATATTCCAGAACAATATAGAACTGAGAATGTAGAAATACAAGAAGAAGTAACTGAACAACCAACAGAGGTTAATCAAGAAGTAACAACAGAAGCATCAACAGATGTAGAAGATGGTTCTATAGATGAGTCAGGTACTAGTCTTAACACTTCAACTGCAAAACCTATTGATAAAAACCCATTACCAAAGACACACCCTCAATGGCAAGAGTTTGAGGATGCTGTAAATAATGGTTATAGAATTGTTGCTACTAGAGATGAAACACAGGGTGTTACAAACTATGAGGCTATAGAAGTTTTACCTCCTAACAAGTTTGAAAATTTTGTTCAGAATGAGCAGAAACAACTAGAAACAAAAGGAACAGGTAGTATAAGTGTTATTAGTAAAGAAGATGCTTCTTTAAATGCCGTGTATGAAGGAGCAGATGATAATAATGTTAGGATAAGAAAAGGTATGTATTCTGACCAGGACAGACCTAAAATGCAAGGTTGGATGGGTGAAGATTCTAATTCATTTGGTGGTGACTTTACAACTCCTGAAGCTGAAGCTGATTTTAATCTACGTTACGGTGATGACCTAAAAATCATGATGCCTAACTTTAATTACCAAATGAAGTCAGGTGTATGGAAGAATGGTAAACCTGTAAATGAACAAGCTAGAAAATATAAAGCTCATTGGATTGAAGCACAGACTTTAATGCAAGAAATAGAAAACAAAAATCATTATGAGATATTTGGAAAAGATGCAAAAAGTAAACCTAGAATATTATTTCCATGTAAAGGAAGACCAGGAACATGTGTAGATGGTAAATTAGGTTTTGATACTTTTAATAAAGGTAGAACATATGTACGTGTAGAAAAGCCAAATATATTAAATGCTAGTGTTGAAGATGAAAGAACACCAACAAGTAGCGGAGACATAATAACAGAAAAACAACCAATGCCTGATTGGTGGTGGCAAGACCTTAATAATATAGCAACACAAAATTCATTAGAGAATCCGTTGTTTATGCCTAATGTGACTAAACTACCACAAGAAAGAGTAAACTATGTTCTTGATGATTGGACTGCAAAAGTAAATGCAATAAATGCAAATACTGGTCAGTATATGAAAAACCTTAGAGGATATGGTAAAGGTAAAGTAGCAGGTACAAATGCATTTGGTAAAGGTGCTGAAGAAGCAGTAAAAGCAATTGCTAGTACTAATACTAATAATGTAGGTATTATGAATAATGCTGCGAGAACACAAGCTGATCTTAATTTAAGAACAGGAGTTTTCAACGCCAAACAACAAGATGAAGAATATAATGGTAGTATAAGAGCACTGCAAAGATTTGTTGATTTTGAGAATTGGGATAAAAAAGAATCTAATAAATTATATAATGAAGCTATAACAAACAGGGCTAATACATATAATTTAAATATGCTTAAAGACTATATGGAAATAGATCCTAGCATTGGTGGTATGCAAGTTAAAAAAGCAGACAAACCTTTTGAGGTAAATAAAGATGACCGAGAGGATTGGCAGATAAGACAAGATAGACTGATAGAGATTGATAAAAAAACATCTGAACTTTATCCTAATGCTACAGTAGAAGAGAGGATGAAAATGAATCAATATTTCTTAGATGGCACACCTCTAACAGGTAAAAAAACAGAAAGAAGAAATCCTTCATCTGAAGAAGATACTGATTTCAATATTCCTTCAGTTACAGTACCAAACACAACAGTTGGTAAGAAAGGTGGTAGCATGAAACGTTTTGCAAACCCTTTCTATACAGGTAAGATGGGGATATAAACATTAAAGGTTTATTTATTTTGATAGGTAAACCTTATAAATTATAGTAAATTTGAATTATGGCTACATTTTTAAAAGGAGAAAAGAATTTTTACCCAGAGATTAAATCATTTACACCTGATTATAAGTTTCTCTCTGCAACATTGGATGCAAGAGAAAGTAAATATTTATCTGGTTGGGAGGCTGCTAATGATACATATAGCAGAATGTATTCTGATTTAAGTCAAGAAGAAAATAGACAGTTTCAAAAACAGTTTATAGAAGATCTAACTCCAAAATTACAGAAGATATCTGGATTAGATTTTTCCATACAGCAAAACGTAAATGCAGCTAAAGGGGTGTTTGCTCCTTTTTTTGAAGATGAACGTGTTGTAAAAGATATAGTATATACTTCTACTTATAAAGATCAATTAAGATATGCTAGTCAACTGGCTAATAGTGCAGACTTTGAAGTACGTCAAAAGTTTAATCCTATTGCTATGGAGGCAATGCAATTTAGAATGCAAGAGTTTCAAGAGGCAGATAGAGCTGCAACTTTAGGTATGGCTTTACCTAAGTTTGTTGAGGATGCTGATTTAGTAAGAACAGCTAAAGAATATTTAAAAGAAAAGGGTCTTACAATGACAGTTGAGTACCCAAGTTTTGGAGATAAGGATGGTAAAGGTGCAGGTAATTTTTTAATTACTGACAAGAATGGTAAACTTATAGAAGGTCTAGCAAGAAATATGATTATGACAGATTTACTGGATGATCCTAGAGTAAGGCAGTGGTATGATACAAGAACATATGTAGAGAGCATGAGGTTTGCTAATAATGCATTAGAAGCAGGAGGCGTTCAATCAAAACAAGAAGGTTTACAACTTTGGGCTAGTGAACAACTTAAAGTATTAGAAGAGATTAACTTTAACCAACAAGAAGATTTAAAAAAAGATATAGACAAAAGACGAAATGCTACGGTTACTTGGGAATCTGTAAGAGGTAGTTCAGGTTTATTACCTGCAGAAAAAACCATAGTTGAAAATAATAAATCAGCAGTAGAACAATTACAAGCAGACTTAGACAGAAAGTTACAAGGATCAGAGTTTTTATCAATGAAAGATGTTGATAATACCGCATCACTAAGTAAGGCATACGCAATGTTAGGCCAACAATATATGATGCAAGATACTATGGAAGCTGCACGTCAGTATGCATACTTAGACTCTAGTACTGACTTAGAAGTAAATGATTTAAGACAAGATGAATTAAATCACAAATATGAATTAAATGAAATTAAAACAAGAGCTTACTTTGAAAGTGAACAATCTAAGCAAGACTATGAAGAGGCATTTAAATTAAGTCAACAAGAGTATGAAGAAGATGTAGCTTTAAAACAATTACAAGGTGCAATTGACAAAGACAATAAGGATGATAGTAGCAATGATACAGAAAGAAATAGAAATAGATCAACAGTAACATATGGTAATACAACCTCTTCTATATTTCAACTTGATGATGATGGCCTAATAATAAAAGATAATTATATAAATGAAAATCAAAATGCAATAGCTAATAAGCAAAAGGAGATGATGTTACGCAAGAACGATCTTATTATAGATATGTTTGCTGCAAGATATCCTGGTGCTGAAACTTATACTATTAATACAGGAACAGTAGATGAACCTGTTATGGAGGAAATGAATTCTAATAGACTTAGAGAATTTTTAGCAGCTAAACAAAAAGTTTATAACCCAAAGACCCAGCAAGAAGAAGAAACAGACAAGTTAAAAAACTATGCTACTATAGATAGACTATTCACAGAAATGTCTGATTATTTCTCACCAGATAATGAACAGAATATATATCAAGAGCATCCTAACTGGTTAATAGGTGATGATGGAGTTAGAAATACAGATGATGATAATCAGACTGATTACAGAAAAATCCAAAATAAACTTTTTAAATCTGATCCTACAAACCCATCTCAACAAGGTTTCTTTGAGGATGAAAAGCTTTTTAATCAAATGGTTGTAAAAAATGGTGAAGCATTTTATAGTAATGCTACAGCAGCATCAGCAGCCCTTCAAGAGACGGATAAGGATTTTAATAAAATGATTAATGAATTAAACTATCCTACACCATATGTAAATGAAAATGGTATTAAGAGAGTCATGACTAAAGTTGAGTACATGAAAGTATTTAGAGATATGGCTCTTAAAGGAGAAATCAAAAACTTTGATGGAGAAGGTTTTGGTCAAACAAGTGATGGAGATAGTAATCCAAATTGGTATGATAAGCAAATAACACCAATGCCTTCTGGTATTCCAGGGGGACTGCCTGTAATGACGATTATGGATAGACCAGATGAAGATGCTATCAAAGGTAAGTCTGAGTATATATATGATAAACTTACAAAACAGATGCAGAAAAATTTTGGGTCTCAAGATTATAAAACATACTTACAAATACAAAGAGAAGTAATAGGCCTTCCCGGAACTAACATGGGCTTTACACAAACAGAAAGTGTTTATACTGATGGAGAACCTTTACCAGGATCTGATTCAGAAAGAGTGGTAAATACAATGATGAATCAGTTCAGACAAACTTATGCAGACCCAACTCAAATAGGCGGGATAATTATGCAGTTACCAGAGAAAGTAGAAGACATAACTGATATTAACATTAATGCTCCCAATACAACTAGTGATGAAGCTATAGCAGGTAGAGTTTTATTTAATGAGTTAGTGCTAAAAGGAGCAGATGTAAAATCAAAATATAAAATAGAATACTTTCAAAATATTGGTCCAGATAGATTTGATGATGAAGGTATAAAAATTTCAACTCCTATGGCAGGATATAAAATATCTGAAATAGACTCAGAATTTATAACTGCTTTAAACCCTGATGAAAATAAAAATTCCCCTCTTAATGCAGAGCAGTATGATATAGCAAAAGATATGAATAAAGAAGGGTTTGTGTTTTTATTTCCAAGAGATAAAGATATTAGTCCGGGCAGTTATGCAAAAAGTGCTGAGGGTTCAAACATTAAAAAAAGATTAGATTTAAGTCAAAACGGAACATTTAAATATACAATACCAGGTCAAATATTTTCTCCAGGTAATGTTATATTTAAAGAGATTGTTCCCGGTAAGATTCAAGTAACAATGAATATCAATACCTATGACCCTGCATCTAATGATTCAGCAAAGCAATATAAAACTCAACAAGTTGTTCAAAATATTATTTATGATCCAGGAGAGAATTATACTATAGGTCTTAATGAAAAATATAATAATATTAAACAAGCGCTTGAGCTAACTAATGCTAATAATAATCTTAAGATGTATGATATGAGAGCTAAAGATCTTTCTAAAGTAAAATGGATAGAAGGATTTAAGGCTAACAATCCAGGTCTGTCAGAAGCAGATTATGAACTTCAATATCAACAAGCATTAGAATTTGCTAAAATCAATAGCAAAACAAACGAATAAGTAAATCAACATGGAAGAAGTAAACAAAAATTTACCTAGTTCAGGGAGTAACTTAACAGATCAAATACTAGCAGATACTACAGCTTTGAATCCTATTGATTCATCTAAGCCTTATGTATCTATTGCTGATATAATGGATGATGATCCAACAGCTGTTAGTGATGAGTATAAAAATATGATATCTGCTTATCAAACTGATATAGATAAATTTGGACCTATTAATATGGGTAATATTAATAGTGACATACCTTCTCCAACATTTTCAACTCTACCAAATCAGAATACTGATACTTATGAGTCTGAAATGAATAGCCTGATAAAATCAATTGGAGCTCCTATGGTAAAGGAAGAGGGTGCTTTAGCTAAACCTATATTTGAAAATGTTAGATCTTTAAATTTTGATAGACAGTATAAGTCAGACGCTTTTGGTGATATAGGCTTTACACCATATGCAGACATGGATACTATCTATAACCAAAACATGACAGCTTGGGATGGTTGGCAAAGAGGATGGGAACAGTTTCAACATCTTGCTGGTACAGGGTTTGTATCAAGTTACAGATCAATTGCGGATTTCTTTGATGGTGATGATTATTTGAGTTCTCCAGATCTAACTTCTGCATATGAAATGGAAGATGCAATGAGAATAGGAGGTAGTACTGATGGTTCTTTTATTGGTAAAGCAGGAAACTTAGGTCTTAATTTTGGTTATACTGCAGGGATTGTAGCATCAGTAGCCTTTGAAGAAGTTGTAATGGCTGCGGCTGCAGCTGCCGGTACAATACCAAGTGGGGGTTCTAGTTGGGGTGCATTTGCTGCTGGAACTCTGGCCAACTTAAGGAAAGTAGGTAATCTTTTTGACGTAACTAGAGCAGCAAAAGCATCAAGAGATTTAGTAAAAACACTAAAAAATATTGAGAATGCAAGAAGTTTTTATAATGTATCAAGAGGTGTTGCTACAGCAGGATTAAAATTTGTAGCACCAGAGTTAACTCATGCTATTCAAAACTGGAAGACCACAGGTAACACAGCAAAGAATTTACTTAACATAGGAAAGAATACACATGTCTTTGGTGCGTTTTATAGAGATATGAGAATGATTAATGCTTCAATGTCTGAGTCTAAAATGGAAGCAGGTATGGTATTTAATCAAATTGAAATGAATGGTTTAAATTATTTCAATTATAAGAATGGAGCCGGGAATGGTATTACAGAACAGCAAGCTAAAGATACAAGAATAAAAGCTGCTGAAGGAGCTTTCAAAGCTCAAATGAGAAACTTCTTAATTATACATGCATCAAATAGAATAGTATTAAAAAATGCATTTGGAGGTTGGCAAAGAAAGCTAGGTAAAGAAACACAAAGAGTTTTAAGAGGACAAGGTGGTAAAGCAATAAAAGCAGAAAAGTATTTATTTAAACGTGTACCTCAAGAAATTAAATTAGCATTTAAAGCCCAGGGTTGGAAAGGTGTTCCTAAAGTATTGGGTAGCCAGATGTTAAAGTACGCAGCAGCTAATTTGGCTGAAGGTGTTCAAGAGGTTTCTCAGGAAGCAATATCTGCAGCTACTGTTGGATATTATAGTTCTTTATTAAGAGATCCTTTAGCAGGTGCACCATCTACCTATGGTGCCTTTGGTCAACAGGCTGTAGGTAATGTATTTTCAAAAGAAGGGGCAGAAGTGTTTGCATCTGGATTTTTTATGGGTGGTTTAGCTGGCCCTTATCAACAAGTATTATTTCAAGGTATGCCTGCTCTATTTAGAAAAGGCCAATCTGTTTATAATAAAAGTACAGTTAAAGAAGGTGAGACAGCAGCAGATCCTTATACTGAGTATAATGCTGCAAGAGAAAAAGCAGTAGACGATGTTGTCAATTACATCAATAAGATTAATGATCAGCAGATGAATGCTGAAAAACCATTAGAAGCTATATTAAGTGAGAACCAATTAAAGTTGTCTTTACAAAAACAACAGCAAGGTCTTATGAACTTAAATATTGCAATGGGTGATAAGAAAGAGTACTTTGATAATAGAAATTTTGCTGAGTTTGATGCATTAAAAAAAGCATTTGATACAGGCTCTATTGTATTCTTAAAAGACAATCTTGTAAATTTAAATAAACTAAATGATAAAGACTTAGTTGATGCATTTAAAGGAAGTGGTAGAAGTGCTAAATCATTAAGAAATAAAATATCAACTCAATTAGAAAGAATAGATTCTTTTGGGAAAACTGTCACTGATAATATGGGTGGTCTTTTCCCAACTAAATATGATCCTAAACAGTTTGATCCAGGCACTGAAGAGTTTATCAAAGAATCTTTCAAACTTCAAGCATATGAGCAAACAAAATTGCTTTATATGTTTACTAATGAGTCTTTTAAAAATGCAGCAATAAGACAGTCTGAAATAGAAAATAGACTAGAAACGGAACCACTTATTTCCAATCAAGGAGCAACTGATGTAAGATTACTATACACTAAAGATACAATAGAACAAGAGATCAACACATTACAAACAGAGATAGACACATATGAGAATACTCCAGAAGGGAAGAAATTAAAATCAAAAAAACAAAAGAAAAAGAAAGCATTAGAAAAGTATCTTAAGATATTTACTGATCCTAAAAACTTAACAAAAAAAGGTTACTTTGCTAGAAACAAAGTAAAAACATCCGGGTTAGATGCAGCGTTTAAAAACTATATTGAAACATTGGCAGACAAGTCTAGTGATTTTGTAGACTACGGTAAGGTAAAAGAAGCTTTAATTCTAATTACTGATCATGTAGCATTACAAGAAGATGCTTCTGCATTTAGTAAATCAGTTGACCTTTTAACTAATCCAAAAGTACAAGAGCAATTAGAAGAAAGAGCTACGGAATATCTTGAGTATATATATAAAAATAGAAAGACAATATATAAAAGACAGACTGAAGCATTTATAGATAGTGTTGAAAAAACTAAATTATTAAATGGATTAGCTGAAGTAGATATTCTAATGGAAGAAAACTTCACAAGAGAATTTTTACAAGATGAAGTTAGTTTAGAGGATTTACTTCAAGCAGTAAATGAAGGTAAGCTTATACAAAACGGCAGACGTTTAAATCCAAATGTTATAAAAGATGCTGAGTCATTAGCAAAAGCAGTAGCAATAATTAAAAATTACATTGGAGTAAAAGTTCAACAAGAAAGAGAGAGTGAAGTATCTGATGAAGCTGTAGCAAATGCAGAAATATTAGATATTGAGGAAACACTACAACAAGCTGGAGTAGATGTTGAGGTAGATGAACAGGTTGATTCAAACATATTAAATGAAATACTTAAACAGCAGTATCTAAAGTACAGAGCTAATGACAAGTCCTCAGACCCATTAGATTTTTCACAATGGTCAGCAACAAACGAAGCTCTTAAAATTAAAAAAGCTTTTATTGCTATAAAAAGAATATGGGCAAAAGGTTATTCAACTACAGTTGAAGAATATGGCAATTTAGTTGAAAAGTCAAGAATACCATCTGCAGGAGATATAGATGAAGAAAAAGGTTTCCAAGAGTATCTAGATAGTAGAGAAGCTATTGAAAATCCTATTATAGAAGATATACTAAGACAGCTAGATTTATCTTATGATATTTTTACAAACAGGAATATCAATAAGAAAAGTAATTTAAAACCTATTAAGGGTGGTGATGGAGTTAATTTCAGAGTTATATCAATTGATGTAGCTGACGAAGATCAAAAATTATATAAAATAATAAACAACAATGGATCAGATTTATCAGCAGTACAGTTAGATGCAATATCTGGTCAAGGCGTTTACAATAATGCTAGGGCAGCCTTAGATCAGTTTACTATACTAGAGGAAGAGTATTCAGATGGTTCTACGTTTAAGTTTGATGGTCTTACACTTATAAGAGGTCAATTTGTATACGATAAGGTTACAGGAGAAGAATTCAGAGTTGCAGTAAATAGACCTTTAGGAGATAACATTCAGTTAGTTACTCCTGAAGATTATGGTAAACCTTATGCTGATAGAAAACAAAAAGCAATAACAGAGTCTGAATTAGATTTTAGTGAGCGTTACTATGATGAAAAACTTATTGTTGATAAAGTTCCTGATGGTACTGCTAAAATAACAGCAGATAACATTGCTAATATTTATGTAAGAGAAAATGCAGGTGAATCAAAGGAAAGTGCTGAAAAACGTTTAAGCTGGATCATAAACAACCTAACTGATAACGTTTATAATAATTTAGTAATTGATGTAAAACCTAATCCTAATAAAGCAGCAACACAATTTAGTTATAGTGGTACAGCTCTACCAAATAAATATATACTTACAAAAGGAGAACCTTATAATATACAGATAAGAATTAAAGATGAGCTTACTCTTCTTGATGTTAACCAAAAATTACAAGCCGTAGGGTTACAACCTATTAGTGATAAGAACAATGGTATCATAGGTAACATTGCAAATAGTTCTTATATATATAAAGTAGGTAACAAAGAATACACTCCTTCTACAATGCCTGTAGATCTGGCTAAAAATATATTTAATGTAGATACATCTAAAACAACAATTGAACAAGAGCTTGCAAAAGCAATTGATTCTACAACTAAGAAAAATGTTTTAGTAAACTTTTTAAATAAACAATATGCTTCAGGCATAACTGATATTACTTTTGAAAGTTTAAAGAAGAACGGCTTTTCAATTGTAAGAGAAGATGGTTATCCTGATTATAATACAGACAATCCATTAACAGTATTGAGTGACTTCTATAAGGCCGGCCTTTCTTCAGATGGAAAAGGTGGTATTCTTATTTATGATATCACAAGAGATAAGAATGGTGAATCTATTGGAGAACCAGAAGTAATAAGTAATTTAATAGATGATGAACTTAAAATATTAGAGAAGGAAGCTAGAGAAGGTTTACAAAATGGTTTATGGAGTAAAATGCTTGGTCCTAATAGTCTAGGTTATACCGAAAGATATCAGTATGTTATTAAACAACCTAATGGAGTTTATACATTAGCAACGGCTAAGACTATAGGTCAAGACAAAACCATTATTAGTGATTTTGTAACCGGAATGATGAACAAGGTTATAGAACTAAAAGAAGGAAATAAAGAAAAAAATATAAAGCCTTCAATTAATGAAAAAGGAAATTATATTAATGGTCAGACACAACAAACTGTTGGTCAAGAAATTGATGTATTTAATCTAGAAAATAATAAGAATATCAGGATAGCAATGGTTCCTGGATTTGATGTTACTATTAATGTTGCACCCTTTGGAAAAATACGTGCAGTAGTAGAAAAAAATAGAAGTAAAATAACAAGCACATATCTTGAGCTTTCAGAAATAAAAGCTTCATCAGATCCTTTGAAGCAACTGAATGACTTACTTAAAAAAATCAATGCTGACTTAGATGTTGCTGGTTATAGTACAGTGAATATTTCTTTGGATCAATTTACAACATCATTATCATTAAATGCTAATGTACAAACTACACTAGAATCTCTTGGTACAAAGCTTACTCCTAGAGTCAGACGTAATTCTAAATTAAATTTTGAAACTACAAGTGCTGCTAATCAAGCAAGTTATGATAAAGATGTAAATTCATCTGCAGAAGATAATACTAATAAGATACTTAATTTAGGAAATAAGATTACTACAAATGCAGTCTTTACTGAAACATTGGGTTACACTGATGCAGAAGGAAACCCTATAACTGTTGGAGAAGAGAAAACAGCAACATCAACAGATGGTTCTATTGACTTAGCATCTATAACACAGAGTCCGTTAGATCAACTTAATGTAAAATTAAAAGAGATAGAAGACACTACTAAAAAAGAAGTGGGTGCTAGAGGGTTAACTAAAGCATTAAGAAATGACCCAGTATACCAGAAACTTAAGCAAGCTAGAGATAAACTGATTTCAAATAAAGTAGTTACAAACTTTACAGCACAAGATGTACAATCTCTAAATGAGTTTACTGTATGGGCACAAAACAACTTACCTGATTCTATTACACTTGCTGATATAAACGTATTAGGGAGTAACCTTTTAAAAGGTGGAGTAAGAGTAGGTGGCTTTGCATTAAGTATGAATGCATTAGCAGGAAATCTTAAAATAGGTGGAACAATATATACTGGAGCAAGCAATCCGTTTAAATATCATGAAGCATTTCATGCAGTATACAGATTATTATTAACACCAGAAGAGCAAGTTAAGTTAAGAGCAATTGCTAGAAAAGAAGTAAGAGCTCAGCTTAGAAAAGAAAATAAATCATTTGCTAAAGAATTACAGAAGTTTAAAAATACATCTGAGCAATATGATAGCTTAAGTTTAAAAGAATTAGAAAATCTTTTCTATGAAGAATATATGGCGGATGAGTTTAATAAATTTAAATTAAATCCAAGAGATACAAATACAGATTCTGTTGTTAAGTCATGGTTCACTAAACTTCTTGATTGGTTAAAAGGTATATTCTCTAAGTACACAAAGACTGAATTGCAAAGTTTATATGAAAACATAGACTCTGGTAAATATGCACAGGCTGAGTCAGTATCAAATGAGTTCACGGATAACTATAGCAACGAGATAGTAATAGCAAATGCTGTTATCCCATATGAGCAAGTACAAGTAGGTACAAGTAAAGGTCAACTATTTTTGGATAGTAGTGTAGCTAATAATATAGTTTTAACTATGGCGGCTACATTTGTAGAAAGACAGCAACAAGATCCTAAAGTTTCCAGAGAAGATAGAATGTCAGAAATATTAGATGACTTTGAGTGGTTATATAGTGTTGACAATCCATCTAATGAAAGTAATATGAATGATGATGAAAGATCTAAACTCTTACAAAAGATTACAGATTCTTTTATATACTCTAATAGCTATGAAGACCTTACTGAGTCACCTTATTATAAAGCTGCTTTTGATGTTCTAGATACAATAGACTTTCAAAAAGCAGAAGAGGTAGAAGAAGCGGATAGTCTTGAGCAGGATCAAGGTCTAAGAAATGTAACTCAGTATGGCAAAGAAGCATACCTCAACGGTAGCTTTAGCTCACTGTCATCTTACTTTAGAAAGTATTTAGCTACAATAACAAGAGCTGAGTCAGATATATTTGGTAATACAACAATAACAAGAAAAGATAATAGAGAGGAAAAGTTAATTGTACCTATAAATGTATATAACACTTATAACGGTATCATGAAAGCTATGGAAGGCAGAACTGAGCCTATGGAAATTGTTCAGTCTTTAGCTTTATTTTCTACCTCAAATCCAGATACAAAAGCAGCAGTTAACAAAATATTTACTGACTTAGGTATAACTATGGGTGAGTCAATATCAGATATGGTATTACCAACTAAGATTAACAATAGTATTTTGTTCAACCAGCTAAAAGCATTTAGCAATTTTAAAGTTGAGTGGTTATTTCAAAAGACAGATAATAATGGTAGTTTAATTACCTTTTCTGCTGCAGAAAGAGATGATGCAAATACACAGTTGTCTCTATGGAGCCAGGCTTATACTTCATTATTACAAGAGTGGAAGATAAAACCCCAAGAAAGAGCCGATGCAGTAAAATCTATAAGTAGACTCAGACAGTTACTGCTAAGTGGTAAAAAGTTTAATGATCAAAAATTAGATGACTCAAGTAAAAGTGCAGCTAAAAAAATATTTGATGACACAGGTATAAGTTTATCTCCACAGTATATAAAATTCAGTATACTAAAGTCTAATGGTACAAATGAAGAACACCCAGATCAAGAATTACTTTTATCATTAAACGCAAATGCAGAGCCAATTACGGCTGAGCAACTTTATTTTATATCTGAAATTATAAAAAGTAAAGAGACAGCTCATGAACTATATAGTGATGAGAAAGGTGCAGCCGGTAGACTAAAGTCTATGGCAGTTAACAATGCAGTATTTGATGAGAGCATTGGTTTATCCGTATTTAAAAATGTAAATGGTGATTTAGTAAATGCTCATCAAAAGCCTACATACCATTTAAAAAGAATAAAGGAATTAAATTATCAGGCAAAATTACAAGAGTTATCAGAAAAAGAATACTTGTCAAATAATTACCTTTTAAATAATGATAAGTTTAAAGCAATGTCTGATGCCAATATGCTGTCAGTACAAAGAGTATCTGGTGTTGCGGAAGTTAAAACATTAGATAGAGATGTTGATTATGATCAATATATAAGTGGAGTGTTGAATACAACAGAGTATGGAAGCTTCACAGCTGGTCAGTTCATGTCAAACTTAATTAACAATTATACATTAGACTTTAACCCAAAAACAAATAAGCTTAAGAAGTCTGTTGTAGTAAACCAAGAAACTGGTCTAGTTGAACAAATAGCTACCTCTCCTATTCAGATAAGAATTCTAGAATCATCTAATACTAATGATATGACAACGTTACCAGTTACAATTGCAGTATCTGGTAAAGATGGAAAAATAACAGACACTATAATAGATGCATCATTTGATTTTGTAAAAAATGAGTATGATAGAATTGTTAGAGAGCAAGGTGAAAACAAAACAAAAGATTCATACAAAGGATATGATGATAGAAAACTTAGTTTTGTAAATAATTCAGATTTAATTTCTGAAGAGTTAAGAAAATCTTTGGAGGTTTCTGCTCAACAAAAAGTTGGAGAAAATCTTGAAGAGCACTTTACTTTTAAAGAAGCATTAAAAAATAATGAATTATCAGAAAAACAATTTAAAGATCAGTTAAGAAGTAATTTAGAAATTAAGTATAAAAGATTTAAGTCTTTATATGATACTCTTAAGATAGATAATAAAATATCTAATGAAATAAAATCTGGTATAGTTCAAGACAGAACTGGTGTGGATAGAGCGAATGCTGTAGCTGCTGCAGAAAAACTAAACTTAAGAAAAGATTTAGATTATAACTTAAGACAGATATTTTTTAATGATTATATAAATACAAAATCTATAAATGAACTTCTTCTTGGTGATCAGGCATTAATACTTAAAGACTCAGTTGATAAGATTAAAAGAGCTAAGGGTCAGAATGCAGCATTTGATAATGTATATACTAACATGCTTGATGCCAATTTAGGTGTTGATACCATGACTGAAAATATATCAGTATTAACATTTGATGATCCTATTTTGAGTTCTTGGTTTACTGGTCAAGGTATTGAAAGAGCAGATGCACAGGTTTACTTAACTACTAAAGCATTTAGAAACTTCTGGTTTGGTTTAGGTAAATTGACTAAGTCACAAGCTGACATTATAACTAAAATAGAACGAGGAGAAAAAATTACATCAAGTGATATCTATGATGAAGGAGGATTAATACAAACAGACGGGATGTTAAACTCTAAGAAGTTTGTTCATTTTGACGGAGAGCAGTTTATTAAAATGTCTGCTTTTGTTTTATCACCTTCATTTACATCTATAGATACAGGGAAGAAAGATAATAACGGTAATGTTATTTGGGAAGAGAACCCATTAAGACCAGAGCTTCATAAACTAAGAGAAGACCTTGAAACTATTCAAAGAAATACAGGTAACGTGGCAATTGCAACACCTGTTAGTGCACAGAAAATGGCTAAGAAAAATATACAGCTCTTAAATGAAAGTATATCAGAGCCATCTTCTATAATAAGTGCTAAAGATTTTGGACTACAAGTTGTAAACCCAAGTAATAAAAACTCTGTTACTGAAGTAAGTCAAATAAAGCTATTAGCTACTAATGAACAAGAGGACTCACAACAAGTAAACATACCTGGTTATCCAGCTCTTACAACTATAAAGAAAGTTAAAGCATTCTATAATGATGCATTGAAGAAAAGAGTTGTTCTTAAATTTAAAAATAAAAGAAATCTAGTATTTACTTTTGATGGTATAATGTCAGAATTTAATGTAAGTAAAGAAAGAAATAATCTTACACCTGATCTTGCAGCATTTTTAAGTTATGCAATTAATTCTTTAAAAGCATCTAAATCTAGCAGTAATGTTATTGAGTTTTTTAGTATTGATCCTGTATCAGGGCAACCTAAGTTTGACTTCAATAACCCATTGGCTATTGCAAAAGCAGAACAGTTATTTTTAAGTTACTTCACTAAAGGTGTATTCCAAGAAAAGATACCAGGTCATGGTTTGGCCCTGGTTTCTGACTTTGGAAATAACATATATAGAAGAGTATTTAGCGTTGAAGAAATAAAAGATGAAGCTGGTAATAGTAAATTCTTACCTCTTAGACATGAAGTAATAAGAGAATCTGTTGCTGTTAGAATGAGTGCTTTAGATGTTAAACAATTCTCTATGGCTGAGTTAGCTCAAAAACAAATACCTAAAGAAGGTATAGTTGTAATAGATAGACTTAGATATGGTCTACAAGAGTTTGATGATAAAGGTAGATCAACAAAACAACGTTATTCAGAGAGCATGATGCCTGCTCACTTCAAAGATGTATTTGAAAAGGTTGCAGAAAAAGGCGGTCCTATACCAGAGATGATTGCAAAAATGTTTGCTGTGCGTATACCATCACAAGATAATCATTCTACAATGAATATAAAACTTGTAGACTTTATGCCTGTTTATTATGGTTCATCAGCAATGTTTGCAGCTGAACTTGTAGAAGTGTCAGGAGCGGATTTTGATATTGACAAAGTATATACTCAAATATTAGAATACTATTACTCAAAAGAAGACAAAAAGTTTTTCCAATATGGTGCCACGCAAGGCAGACAGTATAAAGATTATGTTGAATATATCAATAGAAAAGTTAAACAAGACACAATCTATGCTGAGGCATTAAAGTCATTTAAGGTTCAAGGTTCTAGATTGGAAGACAGCTATGATGATAACTTTATCATAGATCAAATGTTTACTGATGATGCGCTTAAGGCTATAACAAGATTAGGGCTTCCCGTAACTAAGGCTCAGTATCAAAAGTATAAAGAAGAATATGGTGAGCCATATGAAGCACCTATTAATAATGCGGTTCTCAATATGAGATATGCACTTATGGGTAATGAGGCAGTACAAGATATTTCTTATACTCCAGCTACACTAGATGCAGTTAAAGAAGCATATGCAAGTTTAGAAAAATTTGCACCTATCTATACTCAATCCATGAATGGTTCTGAGGTTGATGTAGATGATATAAATGGTAAAGTAATATCATTTATTAATAATAAAGGTGCTGCAATTGGTAGAGCTGTATCACCAAACTTAGCTATCAGTTTATTAAGTGAGTATAAAATAAAACTACCTGGAGAATTACAGTTCAGTATTCTGAATAAGCCATACACCGGTTTTGACAAAGCTAATACTACCGAAGGTAAAAGAAAGCAAGATACAATATCTGCTATAATAACAATGCTTACTGATAACTCTAAAGAGAACTTTATGTCAAAGCTTGGTATGCACAAACAGGCAGTACCAAGAGCTGTAACAATGGTTGCTTTAGGGGTTCCGTTGTCTGATGCAATACTTATATTAAATTCAAAAATAGCTAGGGATTTATTTGAACAAGCATCCAACAAAATACAGAAGTTTGATCCAGGGTTTAAAGGTCTTGTTAATCAAGAGCTAGCATTTAAGCAGGGTCAATTAAAAGATGATAAACTAAAAATAGATATAGGTACAGGAATAAAAAGTAAAGAAGATCTTGGTGGTTTAGTTGAAGGCAGCGGTTCTTTCAAACAAGAGTTAGAACTGCTACAAATTTTATCTACGGTAAATACTATAAATGAATTTATTGGTAATATGAATGCATTAACTGGTATATCAGGTAGTGCAGGGCTAGGTAAAAACTTTGCTGACATAGCATCAATTAAAAAAGACTTGCAGAAAATAGGTGCAATAGAAAAAATTGGAGAGAGACCAGCAATTAATATTAAACCTATTCTTGAAAGTAGTTTTGTATCAGCCAATTTAAATATCTTTAATGAGATAACAAATGAGCTTTTACCACAAGTATTCTTAACAGCAACTCCTGTATTTAATGAGCTCTATGAAAAACTTGAAAAGTCATTTGCTGTAGATGCTATAACTTTTAATGAAGAGACAGAGCAGAAGATTAGAAGAGATATGCTTTCTTACTTTACTATAAAAGCATATATGCATAACAATGCAAACACACAGAATAAAGATGCGGGAACATTAAGCAATAAGCTTATATACCCTATGCAAGATGCACAAAATATTTATGATTCTATTAGAAGACTGAATGCTGCAGACAATGATAACTTTTTTCTTAAATCATTTGTTACACAGTTACCTGTAAATGCAGAGTCTAACAAAACAGGAATTAATATTTTAGCTGCTAATTCATGGAGAAACCTAAATAAACTTCAGAAGATAGATCTTCAAACCTCATTTGCAAAGTTGTATGGTAATCCTGCAACAAGAAAAGATGCGTCAACAATTGTAAATTATATTATGGTTAAAGATGGTTTGCAGCTTTCTAAAGATAGCCTATTAGAAGCTATATCTCCTTTTGTAATGGATTCTTATCTACAACAAATAGAGACTGCTAAAGATTCTTTACTTAATGATAAAAACTATAAAGAGGCTTTTGGTTTAACAAAAGATGAGTTATTTAATGAGTATGAAAATGGATACCTATCATCTAATGTTGGCATGTTTAATCTTACATTTAAAGAGGTTAGAACAGGAGTTGATGGTTCATCAAATATACAAACTACAATTAAAGGTAAAACATCACTAAGTAAAGAAGGTGTGTTAACATTATCTGCTCCTAAGAATTCACAGGTTGATGGTGCATTTACTTTGGAAAATCAACCAAAGTACTTAAGATATTATACTGAAACAGATACTGGATTTAAAGTAGAAAGATCAAATAAATTATTTTTATTAAGAGAAGGTCAAGAGAAAAGCACATCATTTGTGTATGATGAAGTTCCGTTTATGGGATCAAATTATCAAAATGCAATAGGATTCATGTTTGGCCCTAGAGATACGCATGCAACAGTTAGAAATAATATTAATAATAAAACTGATATTATAGGAAATATAGATGACATGCTTGGTATAGATCAAGCAATTGATTCATTGGATATTGAAAATTTTAATTTAGATAGATCAAAATCTATATCTGCTCAAGCACTTAGAAATGAAAGTTCAAATATTAACGCTGATGAAAACAGTATTTCTATACAAATTGATCAAGCAGCAAAACCTAAAAACATTGGCTCTGTTAATGCAAATGATTTGCTAGGTAATATAGAAGCAGTAAATAATATTGAGAAGCAATCAAAAGGTGTTGTTTCAGCAGAAAAGAATTTACCAGTCTTAGATTACAATCAGCAAATCAAACTAGATCTTTTTAATCAAAACATTGATGAGAAAAGCAAGTATCCTCAAATTACTAAGTTTTATAATGATACAATAAATGCGCCATACATAGCAGACGAGTTTACTGAGATGAGAAAGAAATTGGCTGATAATAAAATTGTATCTTTGGGAGATCTTATAGCATTATATGAAAACAAAATATTGTCATATGACGGGAAGACAGAAGAGGAAAAAATTAAAAATTTCTTAGAAGAAATCAAAAGATGTAATTTATAGAATATGGGAAAGTGTCACAATAAAAATCTAACAACGTATAAAAACTTAAAGAAAGTTTTCAAGACTGATATTATAACAAATAATGTAATAAATCAATATCAAAGACTTTCAAAAAGTGATACTATACCTACTGTTGTAGAAGCACAAAATATGATTGCTGATAGAAAAGTTCTTTTTAACTTAAAGCAAGAAGAGTTTGGGGTTGCATTATTAAATAATCTTAGAAGGCTAAACATAATACACAGTTTTGGGGGTAGGTACTATATCAATAATACTGATTCAGATACATTACAACCGAGTCAAACACTTATAGACTCTAATGTTAGAAGGTTGAATAGATATCTTGAAATAAATAACATACCTATTGAGTCTGTAGATATAGTTAAAACAAAAAAAACATTTTCTGTATCTATTGATCCATCTATTTTTTCTGCAACTGACATGCTAGAATCTTCTAGGGCATGGGATAAACCCAGAGCTAGAAAAGTAGTTTCACATTTAATGAGAATGTTTCCTGGAATTAATGTTAAGTTAATGTCAGTAAAGGATGCAGAAAATCTTTATGCTAGTATACCTCAATGGAAAAAAGCAAAAGTTCCTTTTAATAAAATAAACTCATTTTATCTGGATGGTACTGCTATATTAATAAATGGCAGAGTAACAGATGAAATAGCAATAGAAGAAGTCTTACACCCTTTTATAGATGCTGTAAAACTGGATAATGAAAACTTATTTAATTCTTTATTAGATGAGGCACAAAGGAATTTTCCTGAGATGACTCAACAAATAAAAGATGCTTACCGTGGTAAAAGAAGATTTACAGAAGCAGATGTTCAGTTAGAAATTGTAACACAAGCATTATCCAGACATTTTAATAATGAATATGAGAACACCCCAACTAAAAGTTTTACTGATAAAATAAAACAATTTTTAGATTGGTTTTCTAAAATTATTAAAAACCTCAATGAGGTAATTACAGGCCGTGTTATTGAAGTAAATAATATATCTGAGAAAGCAACCTTAAGTGACATTGCTAAACTGCTTAATACAGATGGTATATCATTTAAATTAGATACACCTGTAAATGGCAGAATAAGATACAGTCTATCTCCTGAGAAACAAAAGATAGTTAATGTAGCAAAAAAAGAAGGAGGAGTTCTACAAAGAAGAATGATTGATAGATTGTTTCACAATGTTGAAAGTGCTAAAGAGGAATCAGATACTTTGTCTGCCTCAGAAGGAGTTACTTTTAACAGTGATGACTTAGTTATTTTGAATAAAGAAGACGGTAAATATTATAGTCTTACTAGTAAAAAGCCTTTTATATCTGCTAAAGAAGCGCTAGGTAGAAAAGAAACTAAAGAACAACAGCTTATTAAAAATGATTTAAGTACAATGTTAGATGCTATTGCATCTCATGAGTCTTTTGATAAGATATCTGATAAGATTACAAATATAGAAACTGAAGTTGCTAAACAGGCTTTTAGTAATATAGTAAACCAGGTTAATACAGTCAAAAGCCAAGGAGATGTTATGTTAACTAATGTGGTCTTTCATGACGCATATACAGAGATAGCTTCTAAAGCAGACATAGTTTTGGTTGCATCAACAGGACAACTTAAAATTTTACAAATACAATTAAATGAATCAAACGTTTTAAAGACAAACCCTAAGACTTGGACCAAAGGTATATTTACTTCTACTAAAGATATGGGTATATTATATGGTGATAAGAAAAATCCCTACAATGTAGATAAGGTAACCCTTGCAGAAACAAGTATGTATGCAAAACTTACTGATACAAAGTCTTTAACACTCAAAACATTAGATGCTTTGGAAGTAAACCTTCTGCAAAGAATGGTTGAAAATATGGGCTATGATATTGAGTATGGTGTTGGTAATGTTGCTAGTCTACTAGTTTCTTATAATGGAAAGAAAATAAGGTTTGATGGTAATGAGCCTCATGGGTATAAGCAAAATGCAGAAAAGGTTAATATCTTAATACCTGCTATAGATACTAAGTTAGCAGAACAAGAAATATCAGATCAAGTACTTAAAGACGCAGCAGAACAAATTTATAATGCTGAGCAAGATATAGAATCTGCTGAGAATTTTGCTGATACTGTTGATCCTTCAGAATACCCTGAACAAGGAACTGTTCTTGGTGCTTTGGAAACATATGAAAAAGCTTTAAAGAGCAAACAAGAAGTAGAAGATTTATTAAAAGAAAACATATATAGAGATAGATCAAAAGAAGATGTGCAAGAAGAAATAGCAAGTACATTAAGTTACATAGCTCTTGCTAAACAAGAAGGTCCTATATCACAGTCTAGAGTGTACACAAGATTATTACAGGATGCTCTAAGACAGATGAAGTCATTTAAAGAATATGCTACTGATCCTAAGAATCAAAGTAAAAAAGAATACATAACGTATATACTAAACTTTAATAGATTTCTTTCAACATTTGAAGGGCTTCATGCTATAGAAGCTAATAAAGAATTAAATGCAACACAAAGATCATTATTAGGTAGTATTAATATTGAACTTACTCAACTACTTGGTAATGATATTGTATCAGACGTAGGTGCTAACAGAGGTATAATTAAAACAGCTATACTTGATTATGTTGCTACTGTAATCAGGGCTTTTGCAAAGAAAGGAAAAAAGACAGATGCTGAAACAGTCATACAGTCACATTCAGGACAGACAATTACTCTTGATGATCTAGATGAGTTATTTACTCTTGTGCCGGATATATCTAACTCAGAGCTTTATGCTAAGGATTTAGCAACATCCAAAGATGTTATTCTTGCAACTATGGATAAAATATTTAAGTTTAAAAAACAAGAGTTTTTAGATAAAGTTCAAGCTAGAAAAGCAGATATATTAGATGCAGGTAAAACACTACTAGAACTCTCAGGTGAAAAAGATCTTCAAAGGTTATATGACTTTATGCTTGAGTTTGATGATAACAAAAGATTCACAGGTTTCTATACTACAAGAGTAGGTCAGAATTATTTAAATGAAAAGAAAGCATTAAGAGATAAACTTTATGATGCTAATGGTAAGCCAAGAAAATATTTTCCTATTTATTCTTTAGCTAACGCTGACCCTATTCAAATAGAAAAGAATAAACAACTGTACAGAGATAAGAAAGCTTTTGCTGATTTTATGCAAGGAGAAAAACTAGAAGATGGTGTTCTAACTTCAGGAACATTTCATCAATATACACAAGAGTTTATTGATGTTAGAAAAAATTATGAGTATGCTCAAGTGTGGTCTAATGGGGAAGGTGTTACCTGGATTAAAAAACCGGGTGTCCCACAAACTGCTTATGATGTATATAAAAACAAATACTATTATAAGGTAGAGTATACAAAAACTTTTAAAGATGCAAACAGAGAACCTACTGGAGCTATTAAAGAAAACAAAAATTTTGATGCTGTAAAGCCTGATTATGTTGAGGTTAAAGATGAAAGATCAGACACAGGTGCTAGCTTACTCAATCCTAAGTATGAAGCTATAATGAATCCAACTGATCAATTGGGTGAAGCCAGGAAGCAATACTACTTGAAATTTGTAGAGCATTATGAAGATTTGCTTAAAAAATTACCAAGAAGTCAACGAATGCAAATGCTAGGTAAGGTACCTGTTATTGCTAACAACTTTGTGGATGAGGTAATGACTAAACCATCATTCTTTGCTAGAATGATACCTAAGTTTTTAGGAAGTATAAAGAACTTATTTACTGAAACATCAGAGCAAAAGGTTGTTCTTTTAAATGAGCAGGGAAAATTAGTAGATACTCTTCCTGTATTTTACACTGGTAATCCAAGGGTAGAAGGACAACTTGAAAAAGTATATGAAGACATTCAAGATCTTAAAGATAAAAGAATGAATGGTGGTATTAATGTTGACCAATATAAAAAAGAAAGAGCAGTATTAGAAGCTGAAGCAGCCAAGTTAAGATCACAACCTACACTTGGTGAAGTTAGTACAGACATGACTAAAAGTTTAGTTAAGTTTGCAAGTATGGCAGAAAACTTTGAGGTGATGGGTCAAATAGAAGACACATTACAAGCAATGGTACAAGCCTTAAAAATGAGAGCTTATAAAGAACCAGGTACAGCGCTTGAGTTAATTGCAAAAATAAAACAAGGATCACAAGGCTTTGTGAATACAGTTGTAGGTAGAGATAGCCAAACCGGTTTGCAAAGTAATGCAGAAAAACGTGCTCATCATTGGATGAAAATGGTTTACTATGATAATGATAAAATAACTAAAGGTGCCGTAGACAAGTTAGCAGGTGGATTAATTAATCTGTCTTCATTGTCTTATGTGGCTTTTAACATATTTGGTAACTTTAATAACTTGACTCTAGGTCAAATTAACAATTACATAGAAGCTGCCGGTGGTTTATTTTATACAGCAGGAGATTATACTGAAGCTACTAAAATGTTTTATACTATGGGTACCCAAGGTATGATAGAGAGAACAGCTAATGCTGTTGAGTCAGCAGCTGATTTTACAGGTAGAGTAGTGACCGGTAATAATTTACAAATAAAAAGAGGAAACTACGATCCAGATAAAGCACTTAATAAATATGAAGCAATAGTTCAGTATTTTAGAATGATGGACGATGATGCAGATATAAGAGAACAGTTTGGATTAGGTGATGGTGAAACTTTATGGTCAAGATTCACAAACTTTGGTTACTCTTTTAACCAGGGTGCTGAATACAAAGTTCAAAGTACTGTGGGTATGGCTATGCTATTAGGTACACAAATATCTAATGGTGAAGATTCTCTAAATCTAGTTGATGCTTTAGACTTTGATCAGTCAACTGGTAAAGTAACTATGAGAGAAGGTTATGATACAATTATCAATAAAGATGGATCTACTACAGAATATACAGATGGGTGGAGATATGAAATGAGAAATAATATACGTGAAGTAAACAAGCAGATACATGGTAACTATGCTAGAGAAGATAGAATGGTTATTCAAAATAACTTTACTGGTATATTAATGGCACAGTTTCACAAGTGGGTTATGCCTGCTTTTAGAGCAAGGTTCCAAGAAAATTATTATGATCAAAACTTAGGTTGGTTAGAAGGTAGATATACATCTGCATTTAAGTTTTTAAATCATATACGAAAAACTGCTGTAACTGGTGAAAGAGGTATGGCTAAGTTTGGTTTAGCAGAGTTAGGTAAATCATTTAAAGAGGAGTACGGACTTGTAGATGGAAGATACGATGAGGGTAAAGCAAACATGATGCTTAAAAATGTATATAGAACATTAGGTGAAGCAATGATACTGCTAATTATTCATATTCTAGATGAGACTTTAGTTGGTGGAGATGATGATGATCCTATCCTTATTAAAAAGCTTAGAAACTTTGGCGCTTATCAAGCAAACAGAACTTATAAAGAGATGGTTTTATTTAATCCTTTACCTACACTAGGTGGTTACCAACAAGTATATCAGATGTTAAAATCTCCTATAGCTGCTACACGAACTCTTGGAGAGCTAGGTGAATTACTTGACCTTACTTTTGGTACTGCATTTGGTCTACTGGTTTATAGTGATAAAGAATTTAATGAAAACAGTAAATATGTATATCAGAACAAACCTAAGAAAGGTATGTGGAAGCTAGAAAAAAACTTCTATGATGTAGTTCCTGTATTATATACTTTACAAAAATGGAAAAACTTTGAAAAACTTGAAAGTTTTTATATTAAATAAGACAAATTAACAGGTTAAAATCCTAGGGATGACGGTATAATTGTGTATATTATAGTATAACCTCCCAAGAATTAAAGTAAATGAGACTAATAAATGACAACTAAATTATTCATAGTGAGCATAACAGCATTTTGTACGTACTTATGTACGTACTTTTTTGATTTATCAATGGAAAACATGGAACAATACTTAGCCGTTTGTTCAGTATTATGGTTGGATGGCATTTTTGGAGTTTGGGCTGGCTGTAAAAGAGAAGGATTTAAAACATATAAAGCGTTAAGAATTACTAGAAACACCTTTGCGTGGATAGCCATTCTGACCGTTATACTAATGGTAGAAAAAGGATTTACAGGAACAGGCTGGCTATCCGAGGTAGTTGTTGTACCCTTTATGATACTACAACTTATTAGTGCTTTAAAAAATGCTTCTATGGCAGGTTTAATAAAGACAGAAGAACT